CAACTGCATAACTGCATTGTCAATTCGCGAGAAGTTGCACGAACCTGAGGGTTGATGTTCCTCAGGCCTCAAGGCAAAAGAATACACGTTGATGCCCGTGTCGGGGTTGCGGGTGTGGTGTTGGAAAGGTTGGACAACGTCAAAATACGAGCCCTCGCGCTCAGAGAAACGGTCCTGGCCATTGAGCTGGAGCTTGGCAGTCACCACGGGGTTCTCTCCCCAGCAGTGCATGTCAAGGGCCGTCTCAGCCAACACGAATGTGCCGGCATCCGAAACGAATGAGCCTTGTGCTCCTGCAAGAGCCGATCCGTTGAATGTGTTGGTGTTTCCAGCCGAGTAGCCACTGGCAGCATTGCCCCACTCTTGAGCAGAGGTGGCGAAAACATCAGCGGCACCAGCCATCTCGAAAAGACCATTGGATGTGATGAATCCATTCTGGCCATTTGTCTCAGCGGGACCACCGAAGGCGTGGATAGCGTTGGGAAGAGCATCGATGGCATCGGTGTAGTTGAAGGGCTGAGCACCAAGGGTCTTGTAAAGAACGTTGCCACCCTCAAGGGACGAGCAGTAGTCAACGTTGGCATCGGGCTGAACAACCCAGATGAGCTCCTTGCAAGGGTGGTTGAAGTTCAACTTGATCTTGTTGGACGAAGATCCGACCGACTCATCACCAGTGAACTGGAGCTGCTCAATGAGGTACTCGTGGGGGTTCTGTGCCATCTTGCGGCGCTCGTCTGTGTCCAAGAAGATGTAGTCAATGTACAACGAGGCAGCAACAAGGGATTGTTGGTAAGCCTGGGAGACGGAGACGGCAACAGAGGTGTTTGTGCTGCTGATGTTCGATACAGCCCACAAGCACTCACCAATGGGGCGGAAATCGATGTTGATCTTGACCTCGTGATACTGTACGAATCACTTATACCCTCCCTTTCGGGATATTTATCAGCATTCTCAAATCGATCAACATATTACATTTGAGAACTGTAGCTGGGGACTAGACTATATCTTAAGTCTTCATAGAAGTGGATTAGACTCCTCGGACCCATAACCATTTAGTCGTTGAACCTTCCTCATATCCTTATCATAATGGACTTAGAGGCTTGGCTGCGGATCGCCTATTTCAGATGTTTTACATCTTCATACATAGCGTTTTTACGTTATCTGAGTTCTAATCTCAGCCGCCATATATTTTCATATATGGTTTCGTAGCTATGTCTTTAAGGGTTTCCCGCAATTTGGATATGTTGCCGCCTGTTGCACCCAACCTTGGTAAAAGGATGGGGTCGTAGGGGAAACCATCGGTTTCCCTACTTTAGCAACATGCGACTAGCATCTGGGAATGACAAAATTCATTGTCCCGAGTCCACAACATTTTTTCCCTAAAGCATTGCTCGGATACTTTAGGATGGATACTTTTCTGCCCTACAGATTTTAAGGCGATAAGGGGGAGGGCAAGTCCGGGGTTGCGGCAAAACCAGAACAACAAAGGGATGTACAATGTTGTTTCGGGGAGAGCATTGCGGGGAGCGCAAACCTGGGAAGGACCACCGGCGGCGGCGCAAGGACCAGAGATGTTGGCGAAAGTGGGATCAGTGATGTATGTCAACTGAGTCGTGTTGCCAATCATCTTGAAGTAGCCACGCTGTTGCTCAGCCGACATCGTCAACTGGTTCCAGATGTGCATCCAATCACCGTATTGGCGATCGATGCGCTGGCCACCAATCTCGACCTCAACCTGGGCGATCAACTGCTCACCGATGAAGTCCAACCAACGGGCATAGACGGCACCCGAAGCTCCCTTCATGGACTGGTTGATCTCAGGCAAGGTGACCTGGAGGTATGTGCGGTAGCACAAATCACCATTGCGGCTGATTGTGCATGTTACACGTCGGCCAAAGTCGGCCTGGCCAGAGAAGGTCTGCTCGATCGACTCCATGGCAAAGTTGGTGTGGCGGCGGTACGAAACCTTCCAGAAGGTGATCTCGGGTGTGCCGGTGAGGAAGACGTCTTGGGCGCCATAGGCGACAAGTTGCAAAAGGGCTCCAGCCATTGTTCTCGCTTTATAAGGTTAGTATAGAAAAAAATTTGGGGAAATAACTTAAATAGAAAATCCGAATATCTCTTTATAACAAAAACGAATGTGTTATAAAGATCCCCTCACTAATAATATGATAACACCAAAGAGAAACACATATTATATCCAGAAAAAATATACCAAATATAGAAAAAATAAAATGCCTAAAGAATCTTTCGACCAAAGAATCTTTCGACTAAAATTATAGTCCCCACTCCCCCCTCCAAAATTTCCTAATCTTTGCGTTATTTAGCGAATTAACAAAAAGATTGTGTGTGTGTCCAAGGATGTATCGATATATTACAAAACAATCTTGTATTTCTTCGTTTTTTTATATTGCCGATTATCAATCGGTATTGCGTGGTCATTCGAATACAATTCCTTTCCATGGTATTTCAAAAGATAGCGCACAATACTTAGATAAGGGCGCTTACATTGAGTGCGACCATTGATACCACTACAGCCACTTGAAGGATAAAATCTGCGAATATCTGGCGCCAAGTCCAAGATTTTACGTTGCAAATCCGTATTTTCATCTAAATCAGTTAATAAAAAGGTATAATTGCCATTCATATTCAATAACTGTAAAAGAGTATTGAAGATTCTCTCCTGTTGTTCCAAATATTTTATATTTTTTTTAATGTCCGGCATACATACAAGACAAAGAATACTATAGATCCGATCTTTGATCTATATTATTTTTTTAAAGAAACAATTATTTTCGACGTTTCCTGGAAACATTAAAACAATAACGCCCGCGCATCTTTTGCGTTTTGGGGCGATAGATTGATAAATAGAAAAACTCCTTAATATGGTACATCAATTTCTTGGACACTTGAATATCCAATTCTTTTTCATATCGAGATTTGATTCTTGGACCTACGAAATATCCATGATCAATAAACCAATCATAGAGACGTTTGTTCCAAGAAGACATATCCATTTTTTCTCGAAATGCAACACATGAAATAAAACGATCAATGATTTCGTCCACGGACAAACTATGAAAATATGATTTGGGTTGTATATAAAATACGCGCGACACTTTCATTTTCGGAAAATACGAATTATCGATGAAACAGAATTCGGCGGTTTTTGGTAATAGAGTACACCGTATTAAATCTTGGAATGATTTCGTGGAGGTAGTGCGGTTTGGTTCAACAATGGTTTGGTTAATTTTGAACGCACCGATAATTTGATCGAATAGTCCATTGAAATCCCCCTTGGACTCAATATACCGTATAATCATGGTTGCCCATGATTTTGAGCATATATTATTTGTATAGATATAGATGTTTCCGCAATGTCCTTTTTCTTTTTTGTAATGCAAAAAATCTAAAATTGTCATGATGCCATATCTGAAAAATTCAGGATACAAATCCAAGAGTATATTCATCCACTCTTGAGATTCTACAAATGGTATACCTGTGTCTTCTTCAAACAACTGCAGAATACCCGTCCATAATATATATAATTCGGAAAATGACCCCAACGTTTCATCCATATCAAACACGAAATGCTTGGACTCTTTATGAATCCGATGACTATGTGGTGAATCTGGATAATAAAACCCTCCTTCGTATATCTGCATTGATGAAATGGCATCTGATTCTATATTCATATCCAATGAACTAATAAATTATATGAAATATATGGGTGTTCACTGTTTCCTATACTATATGATATTATATTATACTCCTGTAGATCCAAACCCTTGTTCCCCGCGATTTGTATTTTCGAAAAAGGATTCTTGGACAAGTTTTACCATAACCGGGCGTAAATCGGGAGAACATATTTGCAAAAGTTTGGTTGATTTTGCCGCAGTGTAAATCGCAGGCGACAATCCGACCAAACGAAATGCACCCTTAATCCATCCTCTATATCCGCTATCAATAATCCCAACATGATTCGCGAGCAAAAGAGGAGTTTTTGAAATACTCGATCTAGGATATACATAAAATCCGGTGGATTTCCAAGAATCCTTGGATTCGTTATAGATTCGCATCTCTGTTTTGATACGATAATCCACCAATTTTGCGTTTTGTGAGTTGAATGTTTCATCTCTTGGACAAATCAAATCAAAACCTGCATTTGGATAAGGGTCGGATAGGATTGCAGCATTGTGCTGGTCTACGTGTGCTACATATTCGTTGACTAGTTCATGATCTTCAGAATCAACATATAGATATAGAATAGCATAATCGGTGGTGCCTCCAACAAAATTTGACATGATTTGTATGGTATAATACTATACAAACC